CAAATGAAACTCTACAAAGATTCCAAGGAACTGCCGCTATTCAACTATGAAAGAATCACAGAAACAGGAGATTATAACTATATGATAAAGGGATATGATGGCGAGGAATTGGAGGAAAACGAAGACTTGCAAAAGGAACTGAAAAGTAAGTTTAATGACATCATCCGAGAGTACAGCATATCCATTAACGCCAAGACCAACGACCTGCTGATGCTGGGAAGTGCCGAGATTGCGAAGATTAACTTTATCAAATTCACTACACTGCTGGCAATCGTAGAGATGAAAGAAAGGCAGAATGCATTAAGGCAGGAAATGGGACTGCCTGAACACTGGGAGGATATGAAAGAAGCACTCGCACAAATCAAAATCCGTAAGAGCGACAACCTGCAAGAGCAAAAGAAATACATAGAGGAAAGAATAGCAATGTGGCAGACCAACCTTGATAAGGCGATGCAGAACATTGAGAACAACAAGAAAGAAGCGCAGGACAAAGAGCCAGCCAATATCAACGATGCCATTGTGAGCATTGAAATGGTGCTGGAACGAACAATAGATCTAAACAAGACCAGCCTTTACCGATTTGGAAAGATGCAGGAAATGGCGATAAAGAAAGTAGAATTACATAACAAAAAATAAAACCTTATGAGTGATAAATTAGCCGTAATTCAGGCGGAGGAGACCGTAAAAGAACTGGAAAAGTTAGAGAAAGAAGTATCAGACCTTATAGGCGTATTCGACAAGTTAAACACAGCCGTAGACCAAACCAATACTAAACTGAACAGAGGAACGCCAAAAGAGACCATTGAGGGAATAAAAGACTTGGATGGCTATTCCAAAGAGTATATGCGAACGCTCAAAGATATGGCGACCATAGAACAGAAAACACAGCAGATAAGACTGACCAACGCAAAGCTGACTACTGAACAAGCACGAACAGCAAAGGAATTGGCAAACCAGCAGAATGCTGAAGCACGAGCGAAGAAGCAAGTCTTATCATTACAGGAGAAACAAAATAAAATCCTATCCGAAAGCCAAAGCCACTACAAGAAGTTTGCAAGTGAGGTGCTGGATGCCAAGAACAAAGCAAAAGATTTGGCAGCGCAAATGCAGTTTTTAGAACAAGACTTTAAAAATGGCAAAATTGGAGTTTCTGATTATGAGAAAAACTTATCTAAACTATCCAAAGAGTTTACCGAAGCAAAACTGAAAGCCATAGGGCTGGACTCTGCACTGAAAAAGATAGATAAAAGCGTAGGCGACAACCAGCGAAATGTAGGAAACTACCAATCAGCACTGAACGGAATGGGTAGTGGCTTCGGTGGGATGATGAGCCGTGCTGGTTCTATTGCTGGGGGTATCATTATGGCAGATGGTGCAAGAATGCTTGGAGACATTGCTGCTCAATCTTATGAGACTGTTCAGAAGCTCAACGCTGTTAATTACGCAATGAAAGAAGTCTTCCAAACAGAAGAGGAAGTGGGTTATCAAAAAGAATTTTTGTCAAGCGCTGCTGAAAAATACGGATTAGAGCTTATCAGCCTTACGGACTCCTACACCAAATTCAGCGCAGCAGCGAAAAACACCAGTTTGGAGGGCGAGAAAGCCAAAGAAGTATTTGAAGCCTTTGCTGGTGCTGGTGCTAAACTCGGTCTTCCTGCTGAACAGATAGAGGGAGTTTATACCGCCTTGGAGCAAATGGTGTCCAAAGGGAACATCCAAGCAGAGGAATTAAGAGGGCAGTTAGGGGAAAGATTACCTGGGGCGATGAAGATATTCGCTGATGCTATGGGCGTATCTACTTCCGAATTGGATGATATGCTGAAAAAAGGGCAGGTAGTAGCAGGGGATGTATTGCCAAAAGTAGCCGAAGAACTTAAAAAAGTCTATGGGCTTGATGCTGTTGATAGAATAGACACCCTTGCTGGCGCACAGAACAGACTTAAAAACCAATGGACAGAGTTTTTGGATACCCTTTCTACTAACAAGGATTTTATCAATGCTATTGCTGATGTTTTGGAAATCGCCAAAGGTCTATTGGAAGAGTTTCTTGATTTAGCCATTACAGGAGGAGCAGATGGCGTGAGTATAATGGGCGAGCTGAAAGATGTCTTTGAAGCCGTAGGAGATGTTCTTAATGCGCTGACAGGAAACCTATTTGACAATGGTAAAGGCTGGGATTTGGTTAATTTGGTGGTTAATCAGGTTAAAACCAACCTTGTGGCTATTAGCACTGTTATTAAACTTGTTATCAAGGGTATAGAGTATTTCGTGAAGTCTATCAAAGATGCCATATTCGGAACAGAAGATGCTATCAAGATGCTGGGAGACTTTGGCTCTATCATTGACACTACGAAAGAGAAACTATCAAGTCTAAACAAAGAAAACGCTGCAATACTTTCAGGCGATGAAAAAGCACTACAAAACCTTAAAAACCAAAAGGAATTAGAAAACAAACTTATTGAAGCAAGAAAAAAAGGGCAGAGATATTTTGTTCATAACAATATTTGGAGGGATACAAACGCATTAGGAATGTCTATAAACAAGAGGGCAAACGAGTATGCTTATATAAATGGCGAACTCGTGCCAAGAAGTAGCATCAAGGTAGTAGCTCCACCAAAGGCAGGAGATGATAAAGCGAAGAAAAAGAAAAAGACACCAAAAGGCAGGGTAAAGAAAGAGAAAACACAGGAGCAGTTAGACAAAGAGGCTTTCGATAAGGCTCGTAAAGATTTGGATTTTGAGCATAACGAACTATTAGAGAAGTTCCGAAGACAGCGTGTAGAGGCTCAAAACGAACTTACAGGCTATGACCTACTCGTAAAGGAAATAGAAATAGATGGGCAGGTTATCAAAGAAAAAGATACATACTACACCAAATTACTTGACCTTGCAAAGAAATACAAGCAGGAGCAGAGAGAGATAGAGTCGCAAAAGTCCAAAGACCTATTCGATGAGAATGAAAGTCAGCAGGATAAGATGAGGCAACTCAACCAAGCCCTATTGGAGAAAAACCAAAAGGAAATAGAGTATATCAAACTTCTTGGCCAAGAAACTGCCGAGTATAAGAAGCAAATGATAATGAACGACAAGAATATATCCTACAAGGATAAGCAGTATTTCTTGGAGTTATTAGAATACGACACCACCATAGCAGTCAATAAGAGAGAGAAAGAGAAACTACAACTACTAAAAGAACAGTTGGAAGCAAAAAGGGCGCTTCTGCAAGAGCAAGGCAAAGACCTTAATGAAGATGAAAAAGTCCAACTCGCACAGACAGACTTGCAGATAACACAGCTGGACACCTCCATAATGGAAAACGAAAAGAACAAAGCCAACAAGATGTTCTTGCGTATCGTGGAGGGATTAGAGCCGCTCAAAAACTTGGTAGAGCAGAACTTGGCAGACTTGGGATTGGATGCCGTAAGTAAGCAGTTTTCTGACCTATACAGCAAGATATTACAGCAAGGCGAGGACTTCTCTATGTCTTTCGCTGACTATATGAACACAGCCACAGCGCTAATCAGCGATTTTGCAGGGAAAGCAATATCATCAGGCAAGGAGCGAACGATTGCTGAACTTGATGAGGAATTGGAACGCTCGAAGATGATAACCGAAACAGAACTTGGTTTCATTGATAAAAGACTTGATGCCCTTAATGGTCTTTCTGAACTTACCGAGGAGCAAATCGCCGAGCGTAACGCCTTGGAAGATGAAGCCATGGTAATCAAGGAACAACAAGCGCAGAAAGAGAAAATGATACAAGCACAAAAGGCAAGAGCCGAACAAAGGGCGCAGGCACAACAGGCGCTGATGAACGGAGCATTAGGAGCAACGCAGTCTATCGCTCAATTAGGTGTTCCTGCTGGTCTCGTTCCTGCTGGAATTGCTCTTGCATTCGGTACGCTACAAGCAGGGCTTATTATGAGTAAAAACCCAGTGCCACAATATTTTGTAGGAACGAAAAACGCACCACAGGGCTGGGCGTGGACAGATGAGCGAGGCGCTGAAATCCATACCGATAAGCACGGAAACATCAAGGACTTGGGAAGCGACAAAGGAGCAAGGCTGAAATTCTTGGAACAGGGCGACCGAATTTACACAGCATCAGAAACGCGCAAGATATTAGAGAACATCAAAACACCTGCGCTGGATGAGGTTTTGTTGTCTAACGGCATCGTTAAGAATATCCAAGTGCCGATGAACATCAACACACCAGCGATAGACTATGATAAGTTAGCCTCTAAAATAGGCGAACAGCAAGACCGAGTAATGAGGAAGTATGACAAGACCAGCGTATTTGAGTTAAATGGCTACATATACACCCAAAAAGGCGGACAAATACCAGTGGCAGTAAGTAGGGTAAAGAAAAACAAAAACATCATTAAAATAAAGGGAAATGAAAGGGATTAAGAATATACAATATCAAAGTGGAGTAGGGCAGATATTCCGATTGGAAGTACTTACAGGAAAATACGAGGGTATCCACGAGATACAAGAGCCTGACGGCTTCGATGCCTTGGACATCAGCATTGATGTAAACGAGGAATACTACAATATTGATAACTTTATTCTTGGCGAAACTTCCAAGATAAAGATACTGGAATACAACGATAAGGAAGCCTTTAACATCATCAAGGGCGTGTATGATGAGCAGGGAGGAGATGGGCAGATTATATTCAGGTGGTATGTTGTCCATAATGGCGTAGAGAAAGACATCTTGGGCGCTGGCTTTGAAATTAACCTGAATAAATACCAGCTTAACTACGAAAACAGCCAGCGAGTGATAGAGTGCGAAATCAAGAAGAGGGAAGCGCAGAATAAATTCTACACTCGTGAGGATACCACGATAAATCTATTTGCCAAAAAGAATTTAGATGAAAACCCAATACAGCCGATAGGAAGCCGTGAAATTGTCTTAAAGGCAGAGGAGGAAAAGGTGGAGACTGCGTGGGGAATGAAAGAATATTCACAAGATGAAGATTGGTTTACTTTTACAGAATGGATGAAACGATTTCATAGTGTAATAAATTATACCATTTATCATACTCCTACAAAAGCATTCCCTATATTATATCCTGTTGCAGACAGAAGACAAATAGGGCAATTTTTTGGTCAATATGGTGGATATTTTGAACATCTTTCTCCTTCCCAAGCTCGAAACACATTAGGGGTTTTAGGTTCAAAATATCATGTTCGTTATTGGGCTGGAGATAATGAAATGCCTTTGCTTTATACAAATGCAAACTTAAAGAATGTTATGTTATCTATATCAAATATTCATTTCAAAGCCCGTAGGGTTATAGAATATGATATTCGTCGTGACTTTTCTATAAGTCCACGAGGAACTTTAGAGGTAAAAAAAGCAGTTCCTTTAACCTTTCATCTATTAGCAGAAATAGAATACGGAGGTGGGGGAATACACCAAAGACACATCCAGCATATTGCATCATCCGAGCCTTTGGAGGGAACAGACTTTGGGCAAATATATTTTAAGAATAAAGAATTTGACCTTGGCGATATTCCAGCAGAAAGCAAAGTATGGGTTTATCTTTCATTCCCTGAAGGTTACGAGCGATGTCAGTTCTTTTTTGAAGAAACTCACGGTTCTATTACTATATCCTCCAGCATCGACAAACTCGGCAGGAAGTCCAAGGTGGTAAGCCTTTTTGATGCTATTGACAAAGTGGCAGAGAATTATTCCAATGGAAAGATTAGATTAAAGTCTACCATACTTTCGGAGGGCGGCAAATAC